GGCAGCGGCGGGAGCTGCCGCATCGAACGTCCGCATCCTGCGTGTAGAAATCAGTCAGCGGGGTTCAACGACTCTCGGTATGGTGGGCGGGGCATTCTCTACTCAAACAGGCACTACGACAACAGGCACCTCGACCACGCCGGCCGCTGTGTATCCGCTGGGGAGTGCTGCCTCGGGACTGGCAGGTAATACTAATCCTGCCGGCGGAACAGCTCGCACCTCAACGAATTTATCAGTTAACACAACGCCGAGTTATACGAACCATCATTTCTTCGACTTTGCAAATCTGAACGGGTATCTGTGGCAGCCTACCCCGGCACAAGAAATTATCGTTCCGCCTTCTACGTTCTGGACGGTGCGATTGATTGCTGATCCGGCTACGCTCTCGGGGTGGACTGTAAGCGTTTGGTTAGAAGAAAATTAACGGGAGAACACAATGGCTAGCTTCGTAAAGAACCAAATCTTTGTAGAGAATCTGGGGAAGGCTGTTCACAACTTCACCTCGGATGCAACCTGCTCGGTAACGGTCTATCTAACCACAAACGCTAATGCGCCGGTGGCAACCAATGAGACGCTGAGCCAGATCACGCCGATCGCCTACACGAATCTCTCATCGCGTGTCGTCACAGGCATAACCTGGGAGCACACGACCGGGACGGCGCACATGACCGCAACGGATTTGGTCTTGACGGCTTCCGGTGCCGTCGCCACCTTTCGGTGGGTCGGGCTTTACGATGATGATCCTACCTCACCAGCCGACCCGTTGATCGGGTACTACGATTATGCGAGCGATGTGACGTTGGCGAATTTAGAGACATTTACGATTGATTTCGCAACGGACATTCTGACTTTGGCTTAGGATGTCCGTACACGCTTTATCCCCTGCCGAAAGGCAAGTCTACGTTATCAAGACTCCAACCTTTCCGCAGTTTCAATTTGAATGGCATCCGCAGGCGAAACGGGTTTATCTGACGCGTATCGGCTCAACCATCGGGGAACCGATAGGCTTTGAAATCAAAGACCACGGACAAGCGCAGATGTGTGTGTTCCATTTCCTCCGGGGATACCGTCAGCGTAGCCTTGAGCTTGAAAATCCAACCGAGTTGATAAAGCTAATATAGGCTCATCATCAATGATCTTGGCTTGTATGTCTCAATTGTTACAGTCTTGGTCTTTCGATCGTAGCGGCGCAACAAATCGCCTTGCTTGGGCGCAGCAACAAAGGCGACCGTACCATTGAGCAGCCCTTCCATGTGGCTCTTCCAGTCGGTGGGAAAATCAGGATCAGAAGCAAGAATTCGCTTCCCGTTAATTTCAAGGAAGCAACGATATGAGCGAGGCTTATGTCGCTTTTTCATTGGCTTAGTATAGCATAAAAATGCCTATCTGGAGACCACCACCGCGTAGTCAGCAGGATCATTGGGGATTCCTGACTACGGTCAATCAGCCAAAGCAGTATACGATGCCTGTGACAGCGGGCGCGTTCGTGGTCGCAGGTGTCTCTAACGGTTTCCTGTTCAAGCATGTGATGCCTGCGGCGGCAGGCACTCTCACGGTCAGCGGCGTTGCTAATTCGCTGCGCAATAATCGTGTACTGGTAGCCGGTACAGGGAGCTTTACCCTAAGCGGTGTTGCCAATAGCTTCCGATTCCTTCATGTGCTCACGGCAGGCTTGGGCACGTTAACCGAGTCCGGTGTTGCAGCAAGTCTGCGCCAAGACCGGAGGTTGATTGCGGAGTTAGGCACGCTCGCCGTTACTGATGTTGCGGCTAATCTGAAGCATGGCTACACGCTCGCGGCAGGACTTGGTACTCTCACTGAAACCGGAGTTAGCCCGACTCTCTTATTTAAGCGCGTACTGACGGCAGGACTCGGTACTTTCACCGTCACGGGTGTTTCTCCGACTCTTCTGAATAAGCGCGTTCTGGCTGCGGGCTTAGGTACTTACACTGTAACGGGCATTGATGCCACGCTGACGGCGAACGCGTCTAAGACCCTCGCAGCAGATCTGGGTACGTTCTCAGTCTCCGGTGTCTCGCCAAGCCTACTCTTTAATCATCGTCTTGTTGCTGACAGTGCCTCATTTGCGGTAAGCGGCGTTAACGCGACACTCTTTAAGGGCTATAAGACTGCGGCAGCGGTTGGGTCATACTCAATCTCGGGTGTTAGCCCTAATCTACTGTTTGCTCATATCCTTCCTGCTGGTCTTGGCGCGTTCTCAGAAACCGGCGTTGCTGTTACGTTCCGCAAGGGCCGCACGCTAACCATCGATGCGGCTGGAAGCTATACGCTCAGTGGCATCAGTCCAACTCTTAGCGCGACCCATGTACTGACCGCTGGAATAGGCTCTTATAGCCTTTCTGGTGTCAACGCCGGATTAAGTCGGGGCCGTGCAATCAGCGTCAGCGCCGGAACCTTTACGCTATCTGGCGTAGCCAATAGTCTCAGGGTTGACCGCAGACTAGTAGCAAGCGCAGATAGTTTTACGGTCAGCGGTATCGCAACGGGTCTTAGATTCGGGCATGTTATCAATGCCGATACTGCATCACTAGCCGTGTCCGGCGTTACTGCGACCCTGAGAACGGCCCATGTTTTGAGTGCCGGGATTGGTTCAGTTGTACTGACTAGCGTTGATGCGGATTTGGTTTCAAGCGCGTCGGCGAGGCTGATAGCTGGCACAGGCACCTTTACGATCACGGCTCCCGCCGTGGCTTTGAGCATCTTCTATCCAGGCATTCCGGTAGACCCGTGGAGGGCAGTAGCAACAAACACATGGGCAGCATCAACCCCCGCTAATTGGTCATCCACAGAAGGGGGTAGTACGTGGCGCTAACCCTTCAGACTAAACAGCCCTCCGAGTCGAGACTCTATAACTTCGACTTCAGTGGGCTCATGACCGCCGCTGAGACTATTTCGTCTATTACAAGCGTAGTTGCGTCAGGCGCGGGCTTAACGGTCGGTTCCACTGCGATCAGTGGTCAGATCGTACAGGTCCGGTTAAGCGCCGGCACTGCGGCAACGGAATACATTGTCACCGCCAAGATCGTCACGAGCACGACCAGTGCGCTCGAACTGGAAGGGCGATTATGGGTTGAAGACATAACAACTCTCAGCGCAGCGGAACAGGCCGCACTTGATGAACTGATTATCATGGTTCAGGCGGATGTATGCCCTACTCTTGATTATTCAACAGCTAAATCAGAACTTCGGGTTATCCTCACAAAGCACCAGCGAGCAAGCGTGTGGACGCTAAGCACAACGTATCAACTTGGAGTGAGGGTAGTTCCGACGGCAGCTAACCGGAACGGTCACCGTTATCGTCTCTTGAATTACACAACGACAGCAACGGATCAAAAGAGCGACGTAACTGAGCCGAGTTGGTCTACTTCCCGTGATGCACAAATCACGGATAATCACGTTGTTTGGATCGAGGACGGATGGGACTGGGACGGCAATCTCTGGGATCTGAACGCAGCAGCTAGAGAAGGATGGTTAGCGAAAGCAGCAAAGAGTACAGGCCGGGTAGACTTTGAGACCCAATCAATCGGCGTCAGTGCCTCTCAGATGTACGATCACTGCATATCTCAGGCTAACAAGTATCAGTCTGCTTATTGTCTATGAGCACCTGTCCGTTAATTGATGCCTGTTTATTAGAAGGGATTCAGGCAGCAACCGAATCCTTGATGGTGGACACCTTCACGGTGCAGGCGTTCACGACTACCTCAGATGGTTCAGGCGGGCAAACTCAATCGTGGGCTAACGAGACAACGGGTGTTCCTGGGTACATGGAAGGCTCAAAAGAATGGTCAAGGGAGTTGATGACCGGCGAGCACGAGCAGGAAGTAAGACGCTGGACGATTACGCTACAGCAAGGCACGGTTGTTGACGCCTCAAGGCGGCTGGTTCAAACCCACCGTAGCGGCACGGCGATAACTCCCCGGTACTTCAAGGTTATCAGCGCAATCTTTGGGCAGACGGTTGACTTTGGGGTGATTTGCGAGTGCTCGGAGTTGCCGAATCTAAGCTAAGGTTCATCCGGCGTTCCCAAGCGAGGGTAACACATTGAGCGCAAATCTGTGTATCCAGACGACTGCCGCCTTCTACTGTCTCGATGCGCAGATAGCCTTCACCTGATTTGCCGGTTAGTTCAGAGCCACATAGTCCACAGGTTTCCATACCGATAGTTTAACACGAAATGGCCGCTGAATCCGCAATGGGAGCCGAATATCTTTTCGGCAAGCTGAATGTTACGTCGCTCACTAATGCGCTTGGCACGGCCAGTAGAATCTATCGCGGAGAAGTCCCACAAAATCCTATCACTGGTCAAACTGCGCTCTTTCCTTGTTGCGTGTTCCATATGCAGGCGGGCAGCGACACGTTTGGTGTTGGCGCGGTTCGGATAATGGTTAGACCGCTATGGACCGTAAAAATAGGAGTTGATGACCAGCCTTATAGTGTCGCAGAGGCAATTTATAGCATAGCTGACGGATTGCTTCAGAACACAAGCGGCACGGTTACAGCCGGTTCGATATACAAATGTTATAGAGAAATGGAGCTTCCCGGCTATTCAGAAACGAAGTCAGGTGGCGGTTACACGCGATGGGTGGGCGGCGTATACCGTTTGGAAGGACGGGCAACAACAACACCATGAATGATCAGAACGAACGCTTGTGCCCAGACTGCAACGCGGTAATGCGGATGGTCTTAGAATTAAACGATGGCAGCGAAGACGGACTGTGGACAACTAAGTTATATCAATGTCCTCGGTGTAAGCGAATAGACATATGAAAATCCTCTGGTCCTCAAATAGTCCCCACGCAAACTCGGGGTACTCGATTCAATCCCGCAACATCGTGCCTGCTCTTCAGCGTATGGGCCACGAAGTCGCGCTCGCTCCGAACTATGGATACATGGGAGGAGCGGTAGAAGCGAACAACACCCGAATTTATCCGATGTGGCGCGAGAAAATCGGTCAAGACGTTCTACCTTACCACGCAATACATTGGGGCGCTGAGTTAGTAGTCACACTTTACGACGCGTGGCCCTTCGACGCTGATTTCGCGGCGCGGCTGAAAGTTCCGTGGGCGATGTACTTTCCGCAGGACAGCTATCCGCCCTGCACAACAGTAGTAGAGCGAGCCAAGCAAGCAGATTACCCGATAGCCATGTCGAAGTTTGGTGTTACTTCAATGGCTGAACAGGGGGTGGATTGCGCGTACATCCCCCACGGCGTCGATACTACGACCTACGCGCCGATGGATAAATCGCTTGCTCGCAAAGGACTGAAGCTACCCGAGGACAAGTTCATCGTGTTGATGGTAGCGGCAAATCAGTCCTTCCCTTCGAGAAAGGCTTTCCCTGAAAACCTTGCGGGATTCGCACGGTTCCACAAGGATCACCCAGACTCAATGCTGTATCTTCACACAACCCGAATGCCCCGAGGTGCAGCTTGGGATGGGGTCGAGATGATGCAGTTAGTTCGTGCGCTCGGCATTGAGGATGCGGTCACGTTCACAGACGAATACGCGATGGTGATCGGATTGGCCGATGAGGACATGGCGCGAATCTACAACGCGGCGGATGTTTTGTTGTCTGCCAGTATGGGGGAGGGATTTGGAGTTCCGATCATAGAGGCTCAGTCATGTGGGATTCCAGTTATCACGACAGACTTTTCCGCGATGACTGAGATTACCCTTAACGGGATACGAATCAAGCCCATTCAAGAATCGTGGACTGCGCTAAATACCTGGATGGCTATACCTCCGATCTCAGGGATTCAGCAAGCCCTGACGATGATCTACGAGGAAAGCGCAGAGGATAAGCAGCAGAAAGCCTACAACACTCGCCAGAAGATCATTCAGGATTACTCGTGGACAACGGTGATAGAACACTGGCGGCTGTTCCTGGAAGGCGTAGAGCGCGGGGAGAAGCCATCACCCGAACGAATCTATCCTGTCAGTATTAAGGGCGTGGAGTTTAACGCGATCGATGACAAGCAATCCTTCACGGTGCCGTGCGTAGAGAGCGAACTGAACGCGGACACCTACAATCTTGAACGCATCGACTTCCAGCCGGGAGATATTATTCTCGACATAGGCGCACACGTTGGGGTTTTCGCTTTATACATGGCAGAACGCTGGCCCGGTGTGAGGGTTATTAGTTACGAACCAAGTACGACCAATTATCAGCGGCTTCTTAGAAATCTCAAGCCAAATGCCGATGATCTTGCGATTGCTCCTAGTGCTATCTGCCACCTTGAGAACGGCAGCGTCATTGAAGCTCATAACCTCGCGGTCACAGCGGACGGTCGAGACATAGAGTTGTCGTATGCCCGAGGGAACACGGGCGGCACGACTGCGCTCCGAAAAGTAAACGGGCATCTGGTGGAACACGCAAAGTCCACCACGCTAGACGCAATCATTGATGGGCTGAGCAAGTTTGTGGGCGAGGTTAAGCGGGTCAGGTTTCTCAAGATCGACGCAGAAGGAATGGAGCATAGTATCTTGAAAGCAGCAACCTTGCTCGATCGTGTCGATTTCCTTTCCGGAGAGTTTCACATCAACACATATCTTCAGCAGCAAGGCAATTCAATTGAGGGGTTGTACGAATATCTCAAAGGCCATATCCCGGCCGAGAGAATCGCCTACACCAGTTGTAGGATGGATGACTAAACCAGGAGGCTAAGGCTATGGCAGAGAGAACATTCAGTAGCCAGCAAGTTCAGATTGGCGCGGAGAGTACGGCCACGCCGGGGACTGCTGTTGTAACAGGCAAACAACTAACCGCGATGTCAGTCGAGATGGGAGCTGATTTCGTCTTTGATACCTTCGGACCGTCCGGGTTCAACTACGACACCTTGGTATTAACTAACCGGGAGTCTGTAGCAGCGAATCTCACTGGTGTTCCGACCTACACAGAGATCGTGTATCCGCTTTCCGGTCTGCTCGGAGGAGCAGTCATTTCTACGCCAAGCGGCGGGACCGCCTCTCGTGCGTGGACATATTCGCCGCTTTCAACGGGCAATGACATACCAGTCACCTTCACGGTAGCGGTAGGGGGTACAGCCGCGACCGACCGAGCAGAGAAGTTCACATACGGACTGGTGACGGGGCTAACGATACCTTTTGACCGCAGCTCAATCACGATGAGTGGAACGATGATCGGCGGGGCGATGACCATCGGCGTAGGAACAGCAAACATGTCAGGCACCGCCGCCGCTATCGCGCTTGTCCCGGTTCTTGCAGGGCAGGTATGCGTATACTCTGACGCTACTTTCGGTTCGCTTGGATCGTCGCGGTTGACCCGCGTGTTGAGCGGGGAACTGGCGATTTCCGACAAGTATGCTCCGCTGTGGACGGTCGATTGTACGCTGACTTCATGGGCGGCACACGTCAACATGAAGCCGACCGCTCAACTAAGGCTTACGGTTGAGGCTGACGCGGCGGGACTTGCTCATTACACCAACGCGAAGGTTGGAACGACCGAGTTCCTGAGAGTCGAAGCAACCGGGGATGTAATTGAGGC